CAACGGGCACCTTGTCGCCTCCGCCCGCGGGCGTGACCACTGTGGGCGTGATTCCGGACGACGTGACGCTCTGGGCAGTAAGAACAGCCATGGTTCCTCCTACGCGGCCACGACAGCGCGGGTCGTCGCACTGCCCTGCTTGAGAAGCGGCACGGTCGCTTTCAAGTAGCCGGTACCGGTGCCGCCGTTCACCTGCGCCTCATCGGCCATGAACTTGTACACCTCAACCTTCTGACCGGCCGCGTATGCGACGTCCCGGGCGAAGCCGAGACGTCGCACGAAGTACCCGACCGCTTTGTAGTCGAGCCACTCGAGCGGGTCCTCGGTCTCCCACGCCTGGAGGGTGTCGTCCCACTGCCGGAACAACTCCGCGCGTCCCATGTAGTTCTGCATGGTCGGCGCGTCGACGTTCGCGGTCTCGCACACGGCGCGCTCCGACGTCGTGTCGGAGCCGTCCATGCGGACCTCGTAGGTGGACACCATGGTGCAGGTCAGGTCCCTGCCGGCGGCGAGTTCGGCGAGCGTGGGTGCCTCGATGTCGGCGATTCCGTCTTCGCCCGGCACCCAATCGAGCCGGGTGACGCCCTGGTCCACAAGTCGTGGCACAGCTGTCTCCTCTGGTTGTGCCCGGAGTGCGGGCGAATGGATTACTGCTGCTCGGCGAGCAGCTCGAACCGGTCGATCACGACGACAACCCGGCGAGCCAGGACCTGTTCGTCACGTCGAGCGGGGAGTGAAATAGGCAGTTGAACCTGCCCGCACACGAACCCAGGTATGAACGGCTTGACGCCCAGGACCTCGCCCCGGACCTTGTTCGCCATCCACTCGGCCATGCCCCTGTCAGGGGCCACATACGTCATCTGCCAGCGGTACGTCCCGCCGGTGAACGTCCCGCACACGGCGCCGGCTTCAGGGGTCCCGAGGTCGGGCCAGTAGACGGCGTACCGCTCGGGGATGTCGGGGTTGTTGTTCTCGTCTGGCGCACCGGAGTCGAACACCGTGACCGTGGGGATCGGTGCCCGCATGAGCGTGAGGATGTCGTCGACGATCGTCACGGCCGTCCACCCCCAGGCCAACGAGCCAAGTTGCGGGCCGCCCGGTCGATGATGGATTCGACCCGGTCGTCGAACGCCGGGTTCAAGTGCGGCAGCGGCGGCGCGTTCACTGACCCGTATTCGACACCGAGACCCATGCCGCCCTGCGGTTTCGCCGACTCGGGGCCGACGATCATGGTCACCATGCCCGCGCTGCGTTCGGTTTCAGACGTGATCGCCCTCGGGTAGTGCGGCAGGTACGTCCCAGAAACCTGGCCTCGCAAGAGGTCCCTGGCCTGGTAGGTGACCCACTTCCCGCCTTGCTCCAGTGCATCCTCGGCGGCGTCGTAGACGTTCTCGCCGAGGCGGAGGATGGCTGCAGCAGTCTCCGACACGTTCACTAGCTCAGCCCGGTACTGCATGCGGCCTCCTAGTCGGTGATCTCGTCGACCAGCAGCCGCTGCGCCGTAGCGAGCGATTTGTGGTGGAGACCTGCGACCCGGTACGAGCGGCCCACCAGTTGGGGGTCGGCTGCGGCGGCAGTGATCACGGCCGTGTCGTCGACCTTGACCGGGCCTACACCGACCGGCAGGTGCAAGTGGTAACGCTGCTGCACCCACACGTGGTCGCCCGACTCCCGAGCGGACTCGTCAGGCTCATACGTCTGCACCTTGCACTTCCCGGTGTAGACGGTGATCGTCGGCGCCGGTTCCCGCAGCCCGGTCTCCTGGTCGATCTCGCCCTCAGCGCCGGACGGGCGGGTGATCGTGCACGCGTCCAACATGATCGCCTCGGCCTCGGCGCGGCCCTCAGCAAGCAGATCGAGAACGCTCATCGAAAACCCTGATAGTGAAAGCGTTCTTCAGGCCCGCGGCCCGGCGGATGCGCCGTTGCTCGTCGATGCTCGCCTCGAACGGGACCACCGTCTCAGAGGCGTACGTCAACGTCCTGGTGTAGTCGTCGATCGTTGCCTGCTCCGAACGGAGCCCAGAGGCGTTCTGGTACAGGCGTTTCGCCATATCCAACGCGACAGAGAAGAACTTCGTCTCATCCGTAGCGTCGAACCGTGCCTGCCCGATCAAGTTGATGATTTCCGTTCGGATCTTCAACTCGATCACCTCGTACGTCGCATCAGCGATCAGTGCGACATCAACCTGAAGGTAGGCGGCGAGCTGGTCCTTCGCGAAAAGCGCCATCGCCGCCCACCCTCCTACTCGTCGATGACGCCGGCGTCAGCCAGCGTCGCGATGATGTCGTCCCGAGTGTCGTCGTCCTCCACCTGGACGCCGTGGACGGAAGCGAATGCCGCCCACGCTTCCTTCGAAGAGCCCTTGCCGGACCGGGGAGGCTCAACCAGAGCTTCCTGCGGTCCGTCGGTGCTCTCGGTCGTGGACTGTTCGAAAGCGGTACGAGCCTGTTCGGCGTCATCCGCGTCCTCCCAGACGCCCGGGTTCGTGATCAGAACCAGTGCTCTGCCCGTGACCTCGGTGCCGCGGTTGAGCACCGAGGTCCGGCCCGTCTCCGGGTCGTGGACATGCACGGTCATAGCCAGCTTCGGCATGTTGTCCTCCTACTGGACGTCGGCGACCATGAGCCGGTTCGGGTCCGTCAGGACCGGCATGCCGACCCCGGTGACCTTGGTCCAGGTGCGGACCGGGTCGCCTTCCTTGAGCACGACGCCGACCAGGCCGGGGGCGTCGGAGAACTCAAGCGACGGGTTCCCGGTGCCGGCTAGCTCGAGCGCTTCGGCGGTGATGCCCCACGCGGTGTATCCGAGCGTGGACGGGTCCTGCGGGAGCATGATGAACCGGTCCGCGGGGACGACCCGCGTGTCGACGTCGTCGACGTTGACCTGAGTGTCGTACTCCACCAGCGTCGGCAATCCGTACGCCTGCAGGACCGTGGTGAGGTTCGCGGGCGTGACGATGCTGGGCGTGCCGGCCATGCTGCCGACCAGGGCGCGGATCTCGGCGTTGCGAAGCAGATTACCGATCACCGAGCGCGAGGTCAGTGCGAACGCCGGGCGCTCGCCGTTGAGGGCGACGTACGTGTCGACCCACGACATGATGTCGGCCAGTGGCGTCGCCGTCGCGACCGTCGACCACGGCGTGCCCGGAGCCACCAGGTTGCCCGAAGGGACACCCCAGTCAGCCTCGAGCGTGAGGCCGTTCTCGTCGGTCAGCGTGAACTTGCCGTCCACGAGGACATCGCCGCGGGCGAGCTCCATGCGGGCGCGGACCGCCCGGGTGTTGATCTCCGCGTCGTCGAAGATCGCGTCGATCAGCGCCGGGTTCGCGTTGCCGTTGTTGCGCAGCGCCTCCATCTTGAGACGCTCGTACTCGCCGACGACGGTCTTCTGACCGAGCGGAGGCAGTTCGACTTCCTTGCGGGTGTAGCCGTCTCGCTGCCCGATCGGGGTCTCAGCGTCGTAGGTCCGGAACTTCGCAGTCCGGTTCTTGCGCGTGACCGAGTCGATCCGAGCAGTGATGTCCGAGAACTCACGGTCGGGAAGGAACTGGTTGAGGATCTGGCTGGCAGGAAGGGGAACTTCGCGCACGAATGCGGTCAGTTCCGCCGGGTCAACAAGATCAGTGACGATAGGCATGTGTCATTCCCTCCTTACCGGACCACGATCCGGCCGGCCATGTCCGTGCCAGCGGCAGCGTCATAACCGGATTCGGCCGGCAGGCGGTCTTCGATGACCATGCCGTGCTCAAGCAGCGGGGCGCCGACGTCGGCGGTGCCCTTGATCGGGATCGAGTTGAACAGGAAACCCGCGGCGACCTGCTGGCCAGTGGCCAGGGCGTCGTCGTAGGGCCCGTACAGGCCGGTCGCGGTGATGCGGCCGACGACGGTCCCGGAGGGGATGTAACCGTCCGGGTAGTGCGTGGCCTCGGTGAACGCCGAGACGTCGAGCGTGATGGTGCGAGTGGCCTCAGTGCCGTGAGCCGATCCCAGCCAGGACCGGTCCTCAACACCCCAGGTTTCGCTGCGGACGGAAATGTCCACTGTTACCTCCTAGTGGTATCCCCGCCCGGCACGGGGTCGTCATTTACCGGGATCACCGAACCGG